CCGTGCCACTGGGTATTATTTGGGATAACGATTACGCCAAATTGAGAAATACCGCGCACGCTCATGTAGACCTCACCGACCACATCTGTGGTCAAAAGCACGTCCATAATCTGACCGAAGAGCGTCACCATTGAGTCATAAATGGCCCATAATCCGTATTCTTGCCCGACCTGTTCGTAAGCGAACGAAAAATTAAGGTCGTACTCAACGTGCATTTTGGCAGTTGCATTGGTCCCAAACGAATCAACCGTTGGCTGAAAATTGGTGATGAAATCGATCGGGTCAGGGAAAAACGTTGGTCCGGTCAGTTCCCATTCATCGAGCTGGGTGAGGGGATAAAATGTAACCCCGACCACGGTCAGCGCCGCGATGTTATCCGCGATTGTTTTGATCTGGAGCGCCATTAGTACAGGCTCCCGGTAGACAGAACCGTCTTGCGGTAATTGTCCAAAATGTCGGTTACGTCGCGCGGGAGCGTGCGCGGGGTTTGCACAACACCGGCCGGGGTGATGATGGACGCGCCGGTCATATTGAGACCATCCCGCGAGCGGTACATTTGCACGACCAGGCGCTCAGTAACCTCGATAATGTCATCCGGGGCAGCAGTAGACCAGCCCCAATCACCCGCTACGGCGATGACCTTGCGCTCGTTGTATTGGTTGTCGGGCATGAAAAAATAGGCTGTGGCCCGGTGGAGCACGATCGCATAATAGGGCGGGTCGTTGTAATCTTCGAGGTCATACTCAGTATTCGGAATAACTATCCCGTTACCGTTGGTCACGCTGGTACAGGTGATCAGCCAATCATCCAGTAGCAGCCGGCGCGGGTTGCGCGGCAAGTCGAACTTGCGCGTGGCTGTGATCTTAGTGAAATGGTTATCCGTGTAATTGTCCACAATGGCCGAGGCGCGCGTAATCAGGGTGCTAATAAAAGCATCCTTCGATGTGTCGGCTGGCTTTACGTCCAGCCGCGTGCGGACATTTGCGAGAACTGCGTAATCGGCCATTTTAAACTCTACGAAAGCTTATCAATTTGGTCAGCCAGGTCTTGTACTTCGCCGGCTAACTGGGTGTAATCGCGCTTATCCAGAATTGCCTGCTTGAGTTCTTCAAATTTTGCATCGAGCAATTCTTGTAAATTTGTCACTTGAACGGCCTTTTCTTTTTTAGTTGCCATTTTCACCTTCTTAGAAATAAGGGACAGGCGCAGGAGATTTGTAGAGGACGCCTGTCCCTTTACCAATAAGCCCGTTGTTAGTTCGCGGCGATGGAAGCGCCAGGGTCAAGCGGTAAATACCACAGGGTATGTGACATTTGACCGGTTGAACTCAGCGACAGGCTCCATAAAATCGTTGCACCCGATTCCAGCAACTTGTTGCACTGAAGCAGGTCGCCGCCGCCATTGGTGAACAACGACAAAGCTGTACCGACCGCATTTGGAAGAACGAATTTTGAACCGACTTCGGCGGTGCCGGCTGCCACGACAGCGCACAGATCCTGATCTGTGCCCGCGGCCATGTGTCCGGTATATTTCATGTTGCCAACTGCGCCCAGGACAACCGTCACGGTTCCCACGAGTGCGGTGATGAGGACACGCCCACCGGATACGGTGAAAATCGTCCCGGTCGTGCCCTGGGGAAGGGTGGATGCGGCCCGATCGACCCGGATGCCGAGCTTTTCGGCAACCAGGATATTTTGAGTGGAAGGAGGGAAATTAGGCATGGGTTACTCTCTTTAGCCTAAAGCTAACTGGACTTCGGCCCAGGTTAATCCGATGGTAGCTGTGCCGGCAGCCGTGCCAGCGATACCAGCCAGAGCGAACACGCCGCCCGGCGGGATGATGTACTGGCCCCACAAATCAGCGACAACAGCCGCGCCCAGGTTGGTGGTCATGGGCATATTCGCGGATGCCAGAACGTCCCACAGGTTCGTGGTCTGGCCAGCGGTTGTGTTGGCAACGGCAACTTTACCCCGGCCGGTATAGGTCGGTTTGCCGTTGTGAGAGCTGATCAACTGCGCGGTATCGTTGGTCGGAACGGTTCCGGCAACCGGAACAATCTGACCAATCAGGGTCAGGGGCTGCGCGGCGGCCATCGAGGTGATGCCGTACATCCAGGCCTTTTCGATCACGTAAGATTTACCGCCGGCGGCCTCGCCGTTATACAGCACGAGTTCGGCGCGGGTGGTCGGCCATGCGGCTACGTAGGTAAACGCCGAACCGGTTGCCATGCGGCAGGTCCAGAGTTGGCCTAGGCGGGCAATTTCCGTGCGCTGCGGCAGCGCCAGAGCGACCAGTTGATCGCCCCGGTTATTGCCTTGCATGATAACGGATGCGCCCTGTCCGAGGTTGGAAATATCCGCGTTCGCGCGTACGGTTCCATAAGCATCAGAGGTTACTTGTGACATGTTATTTTCTCTTTCAGGGAGGGTTGTTAGCCCTCCCTATTTTCAATGTCGGGGTTAGTCAACCACCACGGATGGCGGCGTATCCTGCTGGTAATCCATTTCCAGGATATAGGTCGCTTCGGTCAGGTTCGCGGCGTTGGATGCGCCAGTTGAAAACGCAATGCAGTCAAACGAATTAGCCAAATCCATGCACAACGCCGGGTCAATCTGGAAGATGACCTGCTTGTTTTTCACCGCGGCGTCCGTGGTGTAGGTTTTGGCGTCCGTGTCACGCACCAGGGTGTCGTTGACAGAACAGTCCAAATTACGCCAGATCGGGACGTTGTTCGTGATGGCCTTCGAGCCAGTCCCCGCGACCGCAGTCGCCTGAAGCAGGGTCAACAAGATGGTTGCCGCATTGCCCTGCTTGACGTGAAAAGAAATCGTCGCGCGCCGAACGTGCTTGAGGCTGACATAGGCGCTGGTACGCCCGGCGGCGTCGGTGGCCGGTTCCATTGCCTGAACGATTTTGAACGATTGAGGAATTACGATACTCATTTTTATTTATTCCTTTCGCCCGGATTAGCGAGCCGCCAGGGTAACGAATGGGCTGAGAGCGTTGGCGCCCTTGTAGGGGGTCATGGTATCGTTCCACCAGGGGAACCCATTGACCCGATAGGTGAAGCGCAGCGCGGTCTCATCCGTGGTGAACGAAACGTGAATGGAGCTGGCAGACTGGATACCGCCGTTGTCGATCACGTAATACTCGCCCATATTGGCCAGGATCACGTCGCCCAAAGTTCCGAGCGCCGCGCAGTATTCAACGGGCTGGACCGGGCGACCCTTGAGCGTGCCGAATGGAGCGGCCGCAGTGGGCTGGCCGTAGATGGAGGTTGGAACAACCTGGCCGCCCACGCCCACGGCGATGGATAGGGTATCCAGTGTGGGGAGCAGCTCTTGATTGACATACCATTTCGCGCCGCTCATCAAATAAGCTGGCATCCTCGCCCACATTTTTAGAACGTTCTCGGTAACGAATGTCGAGGAGGCCTGTCCGGCTTCTTTGGCGACAGTCACCAGGCATTTGGCGTTCAACACGCCCTGCGGGACGCCAGCGCCGGTTCCGTTCACGACTTTGTCTTCGACCTGGAAGCGGATTTCGTTCGGACCTTCGCGGTTGACGAACGCGCCCAGAGATGGAGCATCTGCGACCAGTTCATCGGTCAACCAGGTCAAGGCGATCACCTTTTCGAGGTCAGTCCCAACCTTGCGCAGTTTTGGCCGGCTGCCGGTGTAGGACACGCCTTCGGCGATCCAGTAGCCGATGAACCCGCCGCGCCGGGATGAAACCCGGGTGGTCTCATCAACGGCCAGAGCACGGAAGCCGTTACCGCTTACTGGCTGGCTGGTCACATCCGAGATGATTGAGCCGCCACCGGGAGGGTTATAAACCTTCGAGAGCAGGGAATCGGTGAAATCGGGCTGCAGCGCGAACCCGCCATCCGAATCGATGAACTCGCTCATGCCCTGGGCCTTGAATTCGCCTTCCAGGGCCTTCAGTTCGGGCGAGAAACCCTGCCCCTTCTGGGCGCGGCGAATGTCTAGCAGCTGGCGCCCGAGTGCCTGGTTCTGACTGACTTTCGCCTGGGGGGTAATGCCTGGGATGGATTTATAGGGATGGTCGTTTGGATCGCGAACCTGAGCAGGTTCCACGGCCCCGGCTTTGACGTTAGCCGGCAGCGATTTCTTCATTTCCTCTACCGCTTTGGTTGCGGCTTCGGCGGCTTCAAGAGCTTTAGCAAGTTGAGCCTTTTCTTCGTCAGTCATATTTACCTCGCTAGAAACAGGAGTGGATTTGAACGGTTCCGCAGCAGAAGCCGCAACAGGAGCCGGTAACAAACTTTTGAGCGGCATAACCACATTTCTCGGTTCAGCCGGGGTGTGGGTGTAGCTGGCGTCTTTGCCCAGCGGCCACATGGTGATGAGATTTCCCTTACCCTCACCTTCACGTTCGACCAAATGAGAGGGAACGCCGCTGGATAATCCCAACTTACCCGCCCGCGCCAATTCAGCCAAGGCGTGTTCGTAATCGTCACGCTCATCGAGCAAACCTTCCAGAAATACGCCCGCATCGTCTTTGGTCAGTGTGACGGGAGACAGACGGCGCTTTTTCATGGCCTTGCTTATGCCGTGGTTGAAATAGGATGTGCTTGTGCCCGGAAATTCAAAGTCGAAATCGGTGGACTTATCAAAGCGGTCATGCGCCTCGGATACGTCGTAATCACCTTTCGGGGTGAATCGCACGAGATAACCGCCGACCTTTGTTTTTCCGTCAGTCGTGGATAATGCTTTGACCGATTCCCCGAACTGGATAGCCGTGTCATCCAGGGACTTGCCCATCATGTCACCCTCAGATGTTTCTTCGGCCTGGACATCCCCGATCAACTCTTCGATGATGGATTGAATTTGTTTGAATTTATCCATCGTCGCCGCTGAATGTTGAGCGCCCTTTTTTACTTCATCATCTGTTTTCATTTCGGTCATAAGCACCTCGAAAAAGTTAAACAAAAAAGCGGCAAACACGCCCGTTATCGGGTTTGTGTTTGCCGCAGTTTTTTACGCCGCAAATGGCAAAAAATATTTAGTTCAAACTACTCACTCAGTATACATACCGGTAGGTAAAATGTCAAGTATTATTTACTCTTTGGTGGCGTTTGCATCGGTATCCTTGTACCGCACGTAATATTCTAAATTCCTGTATTTGTCCTCGCCTATCTTGCACATCTTCCAGGGTAATTCGATTATGCAATTTGGGTTTTCTTTCAATAGTTCTGCTGTCACAACAACGACCCCGTTGATAGGCCCCTGCCATTCGTATGTAACATTTCTTTTACCGTCTGTATATTCAGCGTGCCCAATAATGCTTGCCGTGGGTTCGAAGTAGGGATACTCTTGGTTCGTCAATTCTTGACGTCTGATTATTTCCTGTAATTCTTTTTTATCGTCATCCGAGAGGTCCATTATTTACCCCAATCCCAAACGCTTGATTGCGCGATTGATCCATGCTTGATAAATCTTTGTAATCTGCGGAAGTTTCTCTTTTGCCACATCAAGTAGCCTACGCCATCCGTGAATGGCTGAAACGGTAGATTGTTTTTCTCCGCCCAAATACGGCGCATAACTGGCACGATTGCCGATGTAAGTGACGGTGCCTACCTGATTGGTGGTGAATTGCGTCCCGTAGCGCTCAGACCTGCCATCATTGCCCCGTTTATACTGAGTGCCACGGCCACGAATATAATAAGGTGTTGGAGGTTGGTTGGCGGATGTGGCCGGCGGATAGACGCGCAGGCCGGGTGTGTCTAATACCTCACGCGCCACCTCTTGTCCCGCCCCTTCTAATCCGCTTTGCAATTCCTGCCCGAACTCCTTCATATTAGCGGTTAATTTTTCTATGCCCTCAATCTTGATAGTCAGGAAATCATCACTCATCGACTAACCTCGTTCCGGTGCTGGTCCAGCAGCGACATCCCGGATGCGTATCGCCTGGGTTGTCATATTCCTCGTCCGTGTCTGGATGAACAAACGGCTGGTCGATATCGACCTCTTGCCCGTTGAGCGGGCCGCAAATATCACACACCAGGCTGTCGTTATTGGTGTGGAATGTTTTCGTTACCCGAACATCAGGGTATTGCTCTTTGAGCGCTTCGCCGGCGAGCTGGTTCGCGCGCGCGTACGTGCGGGTAATCTCGGTAGTGGCAACCAACTGCGAGCGGGCCTCACCGAATGGCATCAGGTCCATTGCGTCGCCGATGGTCATCTCAGGCGTTTTGACGAAATCCGCAATGATGTCCCGCACCATTTTGCGGGTAGTATCATCGATGTTTTTGATGAGTTTACCCGCATACTTTTTCGCCCAGTCTGCCGCGCGAATATTGACCCCGGCATAATCAATGCCCTGAACGACAGTTTGCTTGAACAGTGTCACGCCATCACGGGCAGCATCCTCCAAAACGATGATGAGATCGCGCTCGAAGTCGGGATCGTCCCAGTCGATAAAATCATCGATATTGGGAGTGTCAGCCAGCGCCTTGCGTTCTGGATAATTGTCGCTGAGCGCCTGCTCGATGAGGCCGTATTGCTTATCGAAGTGACGCATGACCAGCTTCTGAAGCTGTCGATCGAACTGTGCTTTTTTCTTGCGTCCTGGCTCATTCGGATCGCGTTCGAGCGCCGCGGCCTTTATGGTTTGAGCGCGAAGAGCACGGAAAATGCGGATGAGGTCGGTGTGATGGATCAAGCCAGTGACCTCTCCAATAAATCATTCGAGCGTTTCAATTCAACCAGGTACGGGTCAACCATTTCAGCCTTGCACATCTCCCGCGCCTTTTTGAATAACAGGTTGACCGTCTGCGTATCATTGGCCGCGTCCAACTCATAATGCAAGAATTCAAAAACCGGCTCCGGGATGGCCGGGTTATCGAAATCAATCCCCGCATTATGGCCAGTCTTTACTGCTGCGAGACAGGCAGACTTCCAGGTAAACAAGGCCGAGCGGATGGCCTGGCTATCACTCATTCCAGATGGCAGCTGCTGGTCGGGTGCGGGTAACGCTTGCGGCGCTTCTGTAGGGATTACTGTTACGGTATCGGCGGGATCGGGCGGTTCCGGCGGTTCCGGATCCAGTTCCGAGTATTCCATTTCGCCAGGCAGTTCAATCCCGCAAATTTGAGCGGCGATGGATGGCTTCATGCCGGCAGCGGTGTAACCACGATAAGCAGTTGCCCTGCCAACTTCATCTTTGCTGAATTTTTTATTTGTCTCGGGACGAAACTCCCAGCGATAACCATCCATGTGATGCTCAGCGGTGAACAACTGCGCATTTAAGGCCTCTTCGATGATCCAGCACTCCGGGGTGATCACGTCATCAAAATACTTCTGGTCTTCGATGTCTGCTGTGGCGTAATTCGCCGCGGATGACCACATACGGGATTCAGGCACGCCGATCGACGTGCTCACGTCCTGGCGCTTTTCTTTGGTCAACTCAGTATTCTGGAGACCTTCGAGACCCTCACCGATGATAGTTGGGACGGCCGTCTTCGCCCGAATGACCAACGCGGCCCAGGCGTTCTTTATGCCGCCGATCACATCTTCCCACCAGGCCTGCAGTCGGTTGGCTTCTTTTTGATCGCTGGTGTCAACGCTGAGGATAGTTGCCTTGATGGCGCCGCGTTTGAAATACTGGGCGATGAACACATCTGTGTTAAACAACACGCCGGCAGCCAGAAGCGCTGCCTTCCCGCAAGATGATGCGCCTGGTCCATTTTCAACAGTGTAATCCGGGTCGTAGATAGCAACGATATTGCCAATTTCGACGCGCTGTTTCCGATTCTTCAGCCTGCGCTCGTAATAAATCAGCTCACCCGAATCGTCGTAAACCTCGCTGATAGATGTGGGCAAACAATACTTGACGGCTTTGACAAAACCAAATGGGTTCGTTTCCAGGAAAAGATAAGCCTTGCCTATCATCACCAGGCTCTCTTCGATTTGGTGAATCAATCGGCGCGGGTACGGGAAAATCCCGAGCTCATCCTGCCAGGTCGCAGAGGCGTCTACGTCATCACCCTTGTCGTTGACAATGACAAAGGCCACTTTCTTGACGGACGTTGCCCGGTCTTTAACCGCGCGGTAAAACCAGGGCACAGCCACAAAATAATCTTGGGGGGCCATTTTGCGTGTGCCGTCCGAAGCGGGTCCACTGATATCCCAGCCGCGGTCGCCATTCCACAGGTCAACGGATTTCGTGCCGTCAAATAGAGCTGTGCGTTGTTTGTTTTTGTTTGCCATCAATATTTACTCCCTGCCATGACCCACGGACTATCAGTAATCCCTACCACGTCATAACGCAAAGCATCCAATAAATGGAAAGTGGCCTTATCTTTTATGTCTTTGGTTGGTTGTCCCATTTCGTCAATCACCCTTGAATAAATCCCTAACTCGTCTAACAATGGCTTGCCCGCGCTTTTGAATACTTTCAGGCGTCTAGGTTTTATCAGTCCGATCACTCGGTCAATCCCACTGTCAACTTCTTTGATAAAAGGCTCAATAATGGGAACACCATTTTCAGCGTAATCGCGCCGGTACTGGTCCTCGCTTCCCGCGCCGCCCGTCCACCTGACCACGTTTTCACCCGTCGCCCGTTCGAGTGCTTTCGCCGCGTGTTGGCTTGTGGTCATGCCACCCTCAAGCGTCACGCGGTAAACGTAATAAATATCCGTGTCGAGGTCATACGCAATCCACACGCTTGCCATGTGGACCGGGCCAAAGTCAAAACCGACATATCGCGGCCAGGATGCGGGGATTTCAAAATCATCAACCTCGTTTTCAATGTCGCTGAAATCCTCATAAATCATCCCGGCGGGCCGGGTGAACTCCCCGCAATACATCATCAGAAATTTCCACTCGGGCAAGATGCCTTTCATGCGGTAGAACTCAGCGCGGGGAAAGGCCGGGTTCATAATCGACTGGAATTGGATGACGCGAAAATCAGCGTCCTTGTCGCGCCAGCGGTCATATACTTCGGTTTTCAGCCAGCCCATGTTATAAGGTGTGGTTGCACCCAACACGCGCCCTTGACTGAGGGATAACCGCCGCTGCACTGCCTCCCACGCGCCCAATCTAAAATCATCCTGCCCGCACTCGTCAAGGACCGCGCCTTTTGCCGTAGCGCTTTCAAGACCTCCCTCGCTGGATGCACTGCGTAGAATGATGCGGTCGAATATGCGCGGCTTGTGCAACTTCCAGAATACCAGGTCGCTCTTATCTTCCTGCCAGCCGAACATATCCACAAAATAGGACTTCATCACAGGTAGGAACTTGAGCTTGAACAGGTCGTAGGTTGCTGTTGCGGCTAAGTAATCGCCGTGGCCCCTTTCCTTGATTTCACGGTCAAGCCATAGCGGAAGGAATGAGGTTTTCCCGCCCTGGGTACCGGCTACAATGAAATTGAAACGGGTCTTTGACCGCCAGGCTTGCGCCTGTCCCGCGTGCAATTCAAAGCGCAGTTTGCCATTATTATTTTTGTAAAGTTCAGTTGCCATTGCCGGAATCCTCCGGCTCAGGCGGTAATACTATTTCAATGGTCGTAATAGGTGTAATGGGTTTACCGTCATCATCGCGGTCGATAAACAGGCTGTGATACTTGCCCAAGTCTCTCAACGCATCATGGGCGCTGTATAACTCAATCTTCGTTCCCTGTTTTCCCTTAGAATAAGACTTGAGTAAATGTAACTTCCCAGCCTTTTTAGCCTTCACCAAATCCAATTTCACGCCCGCGCCCGATGGATAAATAAAATCATCCATAGTACCCGTAGCAATTTGCTCTAATCTAGTAAGAACTTCATCCGCGGACATGTGAACCTCAGCCATGCGCCGATCGATTTCTGCGCGGACGGCTGGACTCTGCTTATTTTCGTAACCCGATTGTCCGCCATCTTTATAACCCGCCCGCCTGGCTGCTTCACTTGCGTTAAAGCCACAAATGAAATACTGATCGATAAACACTTTCTGCATATCGGTCAGTTTCGGGAGTTCGGGTTTTGGATCTTCGGTCATTACTCAGTATTCCTCTTATGCTGGTGTTGTGTCACCTGTTCGCTGTGACGAATAAACTTCGCCGGCTCCAAATGCGCCTCTTTCACCTGGCAGGTCAGGCGTTCGGCCCAATCTTCGAGGTCGCTATTCATGGCTTCCAGGTCGACGATTCTGTGATTTAGCCTTGATATGGTCCCCTCTAACTCACTAACCCGGTCTTTTAGCGGTTGCAATAAACTCAACGCGGTCTCTGTAATCTGATCGGTAATATCGACTTTTTCTTTGCGCCGCTGAAGCGCCCAGGTTACCAGACTGCCTACCGCTGCCGAACCTAAAAAACCGATGAGTGCGACGAGGACTGTTTCCGTCATGGCGGTTATTTAGGCTGGCACAAATCAGCGCTAATCAGGCCAATGGGCGAAGTGGACAACTTCACTTTATCTTTATTTATTTCATTCCACACCGCCGCCTCAATGGCCGCATCCAGCGCCGCAAGGTCAATTGTTATGCCCTTCAGCTTGAGCCAGTTTTGCGCCACTTCAATGGCGTATTTCTTTTTATCGGTTATTTGCCCTGCAAGCCCGCATTGTTCTGCCGCGTGTACGGCCTGTTGAGCGACGTATTCAATCTCGCTCAAAATGTCAGGCTGAACGTAATGCGTGGCTTTGTCGGCCTGCGCTTTGAGCCACTTCGCGGCGTAACCCGCCAAAACGGGAACGGCCAAACCGATAACGATAACCAAGAGATTGAGGAGTGTTTGATTCATTGTGTCACCTTTGCGTAATACGAATTTATCCAGCCCTTCGGCGTTGAATACCAAACAATGCCGCCGACGGTCTGGGTTGCGAGTAACGTGGTCAAATCGCCCGCCGTGAAATACTGGCAGGGCGATGATTTCAGGTCTGGTTGTGGATGCGCCATGAGAAATGAGCAGTTGATTATCTTGAGTTGGGGAATGGGCGATGGAATAGGGGTAGGCTCCGGCGTGGGAGTCGGAGCTACATTACCCCCAAAATAAGCGGCGAGAGAGGTTTCATCGCCGTTGAAAATGTTTATGTCAATATTGAGTCCCGCCGTGCCTGGAAGCGCGTACCGGCTGCACACCTGGCGCAATTGGCACGGACCAGGAGAGCCAGCGGTATCCCATACCCATTTCGCAATGAGACCTTTGAGCGCGTCCCAGGTTGTGGCCGTCCTTGAATTGTTCGGCTGAAATAGGTATGGGTATGCCGCCCACCAATAATCCGCGGCTGCCTGCCACGGTAAACCAACTTGGATATGTTTGATTTGCCAATACCACGAACCCGAATAGATGATGACGTGCAAACCCAACATCTGCAAGCGCCGCATCAATTCGCACAAATCACCCGCCACCTTGATCGGGTTGATTGTGTACGCGTCCACCTCAACATCCAGGGCAATGGATTTACAACCGGCTGGCAGATTGGCAATAATAAAATCGACCTGTGCTTGAACCGTCATCCATGGCGCAAAAACAAAATACGGCATCCGATAAAACATAGAGGATGCCGCCCATTGCGCGTTGAAATTCTCGTCCAGATGTTCGCGGTCGACCGTATCATTCATACGGATAATCAGCCCGCGCACGCCATTAGCGAGCAGGGTCTGCTCATCCAGGGTTACGTCTGCTTCCCAAACATCTACAACAATTTGATAGTTTTTCACCCATTCAGATTACTACCGCATACCTTTCCTGACTAGCTAGCATTTTGTTTATGCCTCGTAAAAGCTGATTGACATTGGGCCGTGATAGCCGCGCTGATAGTGAACCGCGCCTACTGCGTACCCCATCGGAAAATAAACCTTATCGCCGCGCCCGTAAGCCCGCGCACTCTTGACGCCACCATATTCTTTGACGGATAACATCATTCCAAAATCGTTGAATATTTTATTGAGCGGGAAGATATAAAGCACATTATCCGCAAGTTCAAAACTATGTCTCATCCATATATTGAAAATTTTGTATGGCGGGTTTCCGACAATCCAATCATAACGAACGTGCTGCAGCGCGAAAAAATCGCGTCCCTTCTCAATCTCGCACCAATCCGCGCCGGGTAAATATTTCAGAATTGCGCCGTCCCCTGCAGCAGGTTCTAGGATGCGCCCTGTCGGCTTGAAGAAGTCAACCATATCCCGCGCCACCCAATCAGGGGTATAAACTACGTCCTTTTTATCAAGGGCGATTTGTAATAGTTGCGGCTGGCTACTCATATCACCACCGCATATCTATCTTTATTCGCCAACATTTTGTTTAGGGTCACCAAAAATACCAGCGTCGTTGTCTGATTGACGCCATACTTGTGTCGGGCATGTGACAGGTGCAGTCTGACAGTTCCCGGCTTTATTCCCAATGCCTGTGCGATTTCCTTGAAATTCATGTCGCACGTGATCATGTCGATAATCTGCATTTCTCTTGGAGTTAACTTTACTGGTTGTGGAGGGAAAATGGTCATCATAATCCTTTAGCTAAACAGTGGATGGCGTCAATATTTGAAATTCCATACAGACGAGAAACCAGGTTTATCACATCCATAGGCTTGAAATTACAGCCATGGCAACCACAAATTTTTCTTGTCATGTCTATCCATAAAGAAGGCGTTCGGTCATCATGGAAGGGACACAGACCCTTGTACCAGCGGCCGTCATGACTTGATTTAGTTGCTCCCTGG